CTGGACCCCAGCCCATCTCTCCGTATACTTGTATGTTCGCATGAGAGGCCAGTGCTTCGAGAACAAGCGCAGCATCTCAGCTCGACTGCATATGAGTAAGAACACATTTTTCAAGACCCAGAAGGACCTGATTGAGTCTGGCTGGGTGACTGCTGAGAAGCAGGGCAAGAAGTCCTGCCTCACTGCATCCCTGACTGGGACGTGTCTCAAATCAGGGACACGTTCTGATAACGTGTCGCAAAATAGGGACTCGAAACAGGGAACGTGTCCCAAAATAGGGACAGTAACTAATAATACTATAGTTAATACTGTAGAAGATACTGTATTAAGAGCAGGGAAGGATGCTGCCTTTGTCGCAAGCTACCTAGTCGGCTCTGCCTTGAGAGGAGGTTCTCAGTGAAATCAGAATGGAAGATCCCTCACTCAAACCAGCATGAGTCAGCAGTGCTAGGAGCTGCCCTTGATGGAGGCTTTGAAGAAGCCCTCGATATGGGCGTAGGCCCTGACCATTTCCACGGCCAGATCCACAAGAAGATCTGGAATGCTGCAGCGAAGCTGGCAGACGCAGGCAGCCCGGTGAACATCATGACCGTGAAGGATGTCACTGAGGGATGCGGTATGCTTCTCAATGAGCTTCTGGATCAGGGCTACAGCCCATCGATGCTGGGTTACTACGTCCCAAAGCTGGAGGATGCTCGCATCAAGCGGTCAGTGTTCCTCCGCTACTACAATGCACTCGAGCATTTCTCTGACGAGATGCCAGCCAAGGAACTGCTGCAGAGGCTCGAGAACGACTTCTACGAGGTCACCAAGGCCAACTCTGGGTCAACAGACCAGAAGGATGGCTGGAAACGCCTCCTAGGGCAGCTTGAGGACGCTTGCAAGGGTGGTCTGCCTGACTACACCCTGAAGACTGGCATTGGGGCCTTAGACGCCATCCTCGGAGGTTTTGAGCCCAGTTCTATGAACACCATAGCAGCCAGACCGGGCTGTGGTAAGACTGCCTTTGCTATTCAGGTAATGAAGGAGGCAGCCCAGAGAGACGAGCGTGTGGTCTACTGGTCCTATGAGATGGGGTTTGATCAGATCGCTGGTAGGTTGCTTGCCAATGTGAGTGGAGAAGATGTTCAGCACTTCAAGCGGACTGGCCTCGGTGACGTTAACAAGATCGCCACTTCAGCGTCAGCCTGCACACGGCTCCCAATCACAATCGAGGACAAGACACTACCACTGAACAGGGTCAGGTCTATGGCTCGCAGGATGGCCCGGGAGAAGGACGTCAAGTTGTTCATTATCGACTACCTGCAGATCATCACGGCAAGCCACAGATACAACAGCAACGTCGAGAAGGTCTCAGACTACAGCAGGACCATCAAGATGCTGGCAATGGAGACAGGAGTGCCTGTTTTGTGCCTCAGTCAGATGAACAGGCAGATCGACATGTCAGAGCGAGAGCCCTCCCTGTCAGATCTCCGTGAGTCAGGAGCCATCGAGCAAGACTCAGACACGGTCAGCTTCCTGCACCAGCCAGACAAGGCGAACGATAGCAGGGTGGATATCATAGTCAGGAAGAACAGACACGGCAGGACAGGCAAGGTTGAGCTTGAGTGGACGAAATGGAACGGTAGATTCAGTGCTGTTGATCGCTCCAAGGAACTCACAACCACATCACCACTCTAAGCATATGCTCATTCAGATCCACTATACCAGCAAGGCCAGCGAGGCCTTAGTATCACTCGAGATGCAGGTAGCCGACCTGCTGGCTCTTGGTGGTATCATGAAGACTCTAGCACTAATCAGTGACGACGACATGCATTTCAATCAGGGAATCGAGGAAGAAGACGATGAGTAGACTAATCATAGGCCTGTGTGGCAGGAAGCACTCAGGGAAATCAACGGCAGCAGAGGCAATTGTCAGGCATCTTGAGGACGATGCCACAGTCATCAGCCTAGCAGGCCCAATCAAGGAGACCGTGCAGTCAGTCACAGGAGCCTGCTGCAAGCAGGACAAGGAGATCCTGCGGCCAGTGCTGCAGTCATACGGGGAAGCAATGAAGCAGCTCTACGGCAGGGAATACTGGGTAGAGGCAGCCACACGACGATGGAACGTGCTGTGCAACCACTACAGCAGCATGATCTGTGACGACATCAGGTTTCCTTTTGAGGCAGACTGGATCAGGTCCCTAGGAGGATTCGTCATAGGGATTAACAGCCCCAGAACAGATACCTCAGACACGCACACATCTGAGACTAGCGTGGATGACATTGTCCCTGACTACACAGTCTGCAACGATGGCAGCATCTATGAGTTCAGAGGCAACATCCTAGCAGCAGTCAAACACTATGAGGCCAACATACGAGACAAGTGAAGACAGAGCCAATCAGGAGCTAGTCAAGACCAAGATCGAGATGATCATGCAGCAGCCACTGCATGAGCTTCCTCCTAGGCACTCCTTCGACTACGCTGCAACCAGACAGGGAGAGATCACGCACATGATCGAGGTCAAGTGCAGGACAAATCCCCTGAATGAATACCCCACATTCATGTTGTGCCTCGAGAAGTTCCACAACGCTTTCACCTACTGCCAGATCAATGAGTTCCTGCAGGCCACACTGTGGGTGCAGTGGACAGATGCCCTAGGTAGCATCGACATGTTCCAGCCATTCAATGACTGGAGAATGGGCGGCAGATCAGACAGAGGAGACTCTCAGGATATGGGAGTGGTGATCCATATCCCCATCGAGCATTTCACCATCCACAAGGACCCACTACAAACATGAAAGAAACCAACCTCCTCGAGATAGGGGACAAATACGTATTCGCAAGCTGGGAACACCCAGCCTCAGACATGCAGATCATAGCCATATACCGAGACGCAGACGGTGATGGTAGATGGCAGCTAGACCAGTTCAGAGGACCGTTCTCAAGGCTGGTAGACGGCAAGATACTGACCCAGATAAGCCCACAGGACTACCCAGTCTTCCAAGCTGCCTCTACGGCCTCCTCAGAGCTATTTATCAAGCTAAATGGAGAGGGTGTAGCAGCAGTCAAAGCAGGCTGGTCTGGGACAGTGTATGACCGCTAAATTAACACTTGCACGGGCTCACAGTCTGTGTCATTAATAAAGCCGTTGGAGTTACGTCATTCTCCTTGTTGTGGCTTCAGCTTGAAAGTCATAGAAGCGACTAGAGCTGATATCGTATGAAACTGTAGCACGTTTCCCCCCTCAGACCTTACAGTCTCAGGGGGTTTTTTTGTGCTTCAGTCTAGCACACCGAAAAGGCTTGCTTTACGCCCTAGGCTACATATAATTGGATGGGCGGCTGGCAGAATGTATACACATCAATCCAGCTCCCATCCATCTCATTATGGGAGTTAAAACGAAGTGGAATCCTGACCTAGAGGCCAGTGGTATCAGACGATACACTGGCACTGGATTGAAGAAGCAGGACCCTGAGAGATACGAGAGTATCCTCAAGGCTGCCAAGAAAGGATTCGGCACAGAGACACTGCAGGAAGTGTTCGGCATATCACGGGAATTAGCCGTGACTATGGTCGAGAAAGCTGAGAGAGACCCTAAGGCTCAAGAGGCTTTCCTGCAAGAGCTTGTGAAGACAAGAGACACTGCTCTGGAGAAGCTCGGAGATGCCCTGAAGTCAGGTGAGCTGAAGCCGCAGACTTTACCCGTCACAGTAGGGATACTCATCGACAAAGTTGAGACCTTGCTCGGCAAACCCTCGACAACTATTAGACACGAGACTGTGAATCTGTCAGAAGAGGTGCTCACCAAGCTGATCAGGAACTGCAAGCCAAAGCAAGTCATTGAAGCAGAGGTGGTTAGCATCGATGGTCAGAAGTGATGCAACTGCACATAATATATATTGTGCGAAACTCCACGGGCTAGATGGGGGGAGGGGGTCAGACGCTGGCGAAATATAGCGATATCGTTGCGGATCTCCCCTCGTAAAATAGATGAGCAACATGTATACGCAGAAGAGCGATGCCCCTACTGGGCCTACACTAATCGAGCCTAACACAGGCTATTTCGGCAAGGCCCCCTCTATGGAGGCCCAGATCACTATGCTTCTTGATGGGATCGATTTTGAGCGCATATGGCGGTTCAGGAGCTGGTATATGGCCGATATGACGCCATATAGCTACATGACCCTGCCAGAGAGCCCAGATGTGCTCAAAGAGCGTCTGAGAGGCTATCTGGAGGCCTTTGTGAGGGAGCTACGGGACAAGCTGGACCTGAACTTGGAGCATAGGGTGGAGAACTGGGTGATTAGGGACAGGGGAGGCTGGCTGCAGGTAGACTGGTCGATTGACAGTTACAACGCTATTGATGATTTATGAGCGAGGCTGAAGGTGCGAAGAGGAGCCCTAGAAAGCGT